TATTACGGGGAAAGACCAGTCACAGAGGATGGCAAAGTCGATGCTTCTGTTCCATTCTGGCCGCTAGATGATGACGGCAACCCAATGGAGCCAATCCCTCACGACACGGTCACGCTAGCACCAGACGAGGAAGTTCACGCTGAAGATAAGCGTAGGCGAGATGAAGCTCGTCGCCACGGTACATTACCTAAGCTCGACGATTAGCCTTAAAGTGCTTGCCCCTGAACCAAGCTTCTCCATCACGTATTTGTACTAGCTCGACAAAAGCTTTTTCCTCAGCATCAACTGTGATTACTGTGATGCCTTGCTGCCAGTTCTCGAAGTGTTTGGCTGGACTTCCGTCTGTATGAGTGCTTCCATTAACTGAAGGGACTGCGCCATCGACTCGGCAAAGGCATCCAGGTGAGACTGCAACGGAACTGATAGCTCCTCTGCCGTCAAATACAGTACGGGATTGGATTTCGAGTCTGTGGCTATGGCCGAAAATGGTAGAGATATGGGGACTCTCATTGGTGTAGGCCGCCGCCGTCGAGCCGTTCGACCTTGCTTTGTTTCCGTGGATTGCTCTGAATGTTGGGGTGAGCCAGAAGGCCCCTGCGGGGTATGCGTCAATGTACTCGACTCCTATTTCGTCTAAACGCAAAAGATAGGGGATGCTCATTACGGGCAGCTCATCCATGTTAGCACGCTTCAGCCCCCACGCAGACGCAGAATTAGAGAGAATAAACTTCTCCATACGGCGGTCGTGGTTACCCTCAATGAGAACAATATCGGCTTTAGGGCCAGCAGCTGCACGCTGTTGCTGCAGGAACAGATGTCCGCGGTCAATAGCTTTCTGGGTTGTCCCGGCAAAGCCAGCCTCTTGGTCAAATCGGCCTTGAGATGGAAGGTCAAGGAAGTCGCCTAGGTTTATTACCCAGTCAACCCTGTCTGTCTCTTCTAGGTAAGAAATCAATTGAAGCGCCACGTCCATGGCAGCTTCATCGTGGAAAGCATCCCAGCCAACGTCAAAGAGCTGCCTGCCCCCAATCTGAGGGTCAGGCAACGCTATGGCGACTTTGTGCTTTGTTTTTACCTGCTTAGCAGGCTTTGGTGCTGTGATAACCACAGGCTGGGCTTGATGAATCAAGTCCCACTGTGGCTCTGGCCTTAGGCTACCCAGCATAATGGCAAGCACATTTCTTTACTCTGTGCCTGCGAACTTGCGTTTCCGTAGCCTTGAAGCCCCTCTCAGTAAGAGACTCAGCTAGGCCGTTGTTGGAAAAGCGCTTATCGCTTAAGGCATTTACAAGGATTTCTAGGTCGGCTGATTCAAGTTCTTCAGCAGCTCTCTGCATCAAGGAGCAAATGTGCTCCTTCTCCTTGGGTGCAAGTCCTTCTAACATTCAAGTTCTCCTTAAAGGTTTCTTGAATGTAACTATAACAGCTACTTAGACTTTTTTGTGGACTTCTTCACTGCTTCGACTTTTTCGTCTTCGCTCAGCTCGGTGCCCTCTTCGCGCTGGAAAGGGGTGCCGTCCTGAACAAGACCATCGCCATCGCCGTCCCTAGCGCCCTCAACGTAGCCGCTAACGTCCACGGTCTCAAGCTCATCCTCAACAAGCTCGTAGGGGTACAGCCCAACGTAACGTGCGGGCAAGTCCTTCACTACGCCTGTTACAACGTTTCTTAGCTTAGGCATTAGATGACCAGGGTGTCGGCTTCTTCAGCTGTGAGTGCCTCGCCCGCAATGAGCTTAGCCTTAGCTGAGTCCTTGAGAGCCTGAAGAGCGGCTGCTGCCTCTTCCTCAGCGACACGCTGGGCCTCAGCCTCAGCTGCCATCTGCTCACGCTCAGCAATCTCCTCAGCTGTAAGTTCTACGACTGTGCGCTCACCTGTGGAGCAGTCAACAATCAACTTAGTTGGAGTATCTGCCATGTTTTTTCCTATCTATAGATGTGTTTATTTTATCAGACTAACTGACTGTTGTTGTTCCGTCTGAGCCAGCAGTCACGCCATAAAGACTTGCCGAGCTGTATTGCACGAAGTTGCCACTTGATACGGTCAGGGTCAATGAAGTAATGGCATCGGTGCTACTCCACAAACCAGCCCTGATTGTTGTCCAAGCGAAAGTGCCATCCCATTCAGTAACAGAATCAACAGACATAGATTTGTTTTGTGAGCCTGCATAATTCGGTATGTAGACTCCACTAGAGCTGAAAATTCCAGCAGCTCCCGAACTTGGGACAACAAAAAAAGTTTCAGAATCGCTTAGCCCATAAGACCCGACAGTTCCATTGTATCCATAAAGAGCCCTGAAACTTCTATTGGTTGCTACTCCATTTATAGCCATATAACCAGTTATGCTGTTCGCAGAATTTCTACCACTAATTGAAAGGAACAGCCCTGCATAGGTCTGAGGTATCGAGGTGAAGCTAATCGAAGCAGCCCCACCGCTTCCAACCTCTATACGCTCTATAAGTGTCTTCTTCATAATCTATAACCTGTTACTTCCGTAAAGCGAGACAACAGTCCCAGCATCGAGGGTGCCACCATTTAGAAAATAGCGTAGAGATGTGATTGCAGCGGTGTTTGCCCATCTGCCAGCAACCATGTCTACTCCCGAACTAGCTCTGTTTGCCCGACTGAGATAAGTAGTATGTTTATCGCTAGCACCAGCATCTAAGATTTGCAAAATTGTGACATTTGTATTATCAGTAGTTACAGACCCATAGAAGTCAATAATAAAACTTGATGTTGTGCTTGAATATGTTGAGCCATTTCCGTAAGCAATAACACAAGAATAATTTCCAGCATTTGTATCACCATTGAAATTTATTGCTTGGTCATAGGCACTAGAGGTGCTTTTTGCCTTAGCTACTAAAATGAGGTCTCGATAAGTTGCGGTATTTATTGAGCTGAATGTTATGTCAGAAGCCGAACTACTCAGCGTAGTCGTAGCCAACGGAACCCAAGCTGTAGTCATTATTTCAGTCCTATCAAGGTAAAGCGTGAGCCAGCAGCAAAGTTTGAGCCATAGTATTCATCCAAGGTGATGGAAGTGACTGCATCTGTATTTAGCCACACACCGCTTTCTAGTAAAACTCTATTCAATGAGCCTGTGAATCCTGTGAAAAATCGTATAGTTGTATTTTTCGTTGTCTCAAATGGGTCAAGAATGTCTATGACAGTCGCGGCAAAAGAGCCGCTTGTGTTTGTTGCCCCTGTTAGTGTTTGATACCCTCTAACCGAATCTAGCCCTCCAGTTCCAGCAGATTCCATAGCTGACCCGCTCCCACGCATGTAGTGCCAAGTGTAGTTAGTGCCGCTATCGCCATTGAATCGGAAATCAAAATCTGAGCTGGTTGCATTTCTTGTGCTTCTAGCTGTCATTCGAATCTGCAAGTGCTGATACCCAGCTGCCAAAGTATCAAGAGAACTGAATGTGACCGAAGCCTGTGAGCTTGTCAGCACCTCCTCAGCCAAGATGTTCTCGGACGAGGGGTCGAACGCATCGTTGCCTGCCAGCATAGAGCGGTAGAAGATGTTGTTTTCTATCGTGCTGCGTGTAAAGGATTTGATTGCCATTAGCTCACCGTCGTTGTTCCGTCTGAGCCTGCTGTGATGCCGTATAAAGTTGCTGAGCTGTATTGGTCAAGCGTTGTTGATAATCCAGTTACGGTAATAGAAGAAATGGCCGAAGTTCCTGACCACAAATCTGCATACAAAGTAATAAACACTGCGCTGGCATTGTTTTCTGTTACGCCATTGCTTGCAAAACTTTTTGCCGAACTGCTTGTGTAATTTGGTATGTAAACTTCGACATTGGCAAAGGTGTTGGCAGTTGCATTTGCTCCAACCGATGAACCAACACGACCATAGTTAGAACCACTTGATAATGAATCAGTAGCTGCACTTGAGCCAGTTCCATAAAGCCTTCTCATCGAATAATTACTGCCAGTATCACCATTGAACTGTAAGTAGGTGTCATTGTATACAGATGCCGCATTACCCCTAAGAGACATCACTAGCTTCAAATCTGTGTAAGTGCCATCAGTCGGTATCGAGCTAAAAGTGATGCTGCTCTGTGCAGAACCTAGTTCAATGTGTTCAATCAAAGTCATACTCATTTAGGCCTCGATTCCGTAAAGCGAAATGGTCGTTCCAACTGCAAGGCTTGAAGCAGGTGCAAAGCCTGTCGTTGTAGTCGAGATTTTTAGCGAGTTTATTGCTGCTGTGTTAGCCCAGCGACTTGAATACATATAAACCAGAGCAGGTATTCCGCTTCTAGTCGTTAGGGTTTTGTGTTTGTCGGTTGCTGAGTAATCCATAATGTTTGTAATCGAAGTGAATTTCCCAAGCCCATACATAAAGTCTGCTCCGACCACATTAGAGCGAGTGCCAGAACTTGTATTGGCAACCCAAATAGTATTGTAATTTGAACCAGTGTCACCATTGAATTGCAGGACTATAAACCTGTCATCATCTGATACCTGCCCATCCATTACCAGCACAAGGTCACGATACGAACCGCTGATTGACGAGAATGTGACTGAGCTTGCTGCACTCGATAGTGTCGTAGTCGCTAGTGCTGTATAAGTCGGAGTTGCCATTTATGCCGCCCTTAGCCCATAGAGAGAGAAACGAGAGCCAGTAACAAACGAGGTGCTTCCGTGAGGTGTCATAGTAAAGCTAGTCAAAGCTGCTGTATTATTCCAAAGCACGCTTTGCAGCCCGACTAAATCGGGAGCAAGACCAGTAAGTATTCTTAGAGTTGTGTTCTTGTCTGAACTAAACGGGTCAAGAATGTCTACCACGCTGGCTGCGTAAGCATTGGATGCAGATGTGGTGCTAGCTGTAAACATTGCTAAGCTCAAATAATTTGGCCCATAGTTAAATGAGGTAGCGCTAGTTCCGTTGCCCCTCAAGCCGTGTGTATAGTAATTACTTCCCGTATCGCCGTTAAGGGTCACAAAAACATCATAAGGACTGCCAAAGTTACCAGTGGCATCCATCGTTGTTCTAATCTGCAAGTGCTGATAATCAGCCCCGTATGTGCTGTTCAAGCTAGAGAAAGTCACGCTTGCTTGTGTGCCTGTCAGTATCTCTGTTTCAAGCAGGTCGTATGCGCTAAGAGATACAGGCGAATTGCCAGCAAGGAAAGACGAATACTTCTGATAGTCAAGTATCCCAGCGGTAGAGAGCTTTACAACGCCCATTGCGTAGCCCTCCTAAGCGGTTATCTCAGAACCAAATGCGCTAAATGTCAGGTCGGCAGATGAGGCATAAACCGTAACAACATCAGTCGCTGCAAGTGTAACACCCAGGGTCAATGTGGTTGAGTCCGAGGCACCGACTGTGACGTCATAGGCAACATAGTGCTGGTTTGCCAGAGCTGCTCCAGCTGGTCGAATTGCAAGCCTGTATGTTGCATCAGAAGCCGAGCGGTTGCAAACAACCAAGCTTGAAATGATTGCCTCAGTCGAAGCGCCTGCAGTGTACAGGTCGGTAGCGGTTGTAGCGCCAGGAGCCGATTGTCCTAGTACCTTGTAAACAGTTGCCAATTTAGGCTCCCATCATCATGAAAATTTGCGGATTTGGGTCAGTAACTATTGTATCCCATGAAGCCGTACTTCCATCAGTAGTTAGGTATTTTCCACCATTTCCTGTTTGGCTTGGAAGTGCGTCGATTGCAGCGTTGACCCAAGCTGCACCGTTCCACTGAAGAACCTCTCCAGAAGACGCTCCAGAAATTGTAACGTCACCGATGTCGTTTATGGAGGCAAAGCCGTAATAACCAAGCGCAGTCCAAGCGGTGGCTCCATCGCCAAACTTTATTTTATTGGTGTCAGTTTCAAGCCCAATTTCACCGCTAGCTAAAGTGGGGTTAGCTGAAGTCCACGTCGCAGCTGTGTCGCGCCTAAGTTGAATTTGTGATGCCATTAGAAGCTCCCTGAGTTTCCACCGTCAATACCAGCATAAGCAGCAAAGACGGTGTTTGCTGCTCCTCCATCAATATAAATTGTAGGGTCTACGTAGTCTGTTACCTCGCTTAGCACGTGAGTGTGCGCTGCGGGAGTAAATTCCGTGGGCTTGTTAAGAACCGAAGTCCATTCAACGGTTCCAACGCCAGAAGAGTCACCGACAGTATAGCCCAAGCTAGTCCATGCGGTTGTGCCATCACCAAGCTTTGAGCGAGCGGTATCAGTTTCAAAACCTAGCTCACCTGCGGCAAGGGTAGGGTTAGCAGAAGTCCATTGGGCAGCCGTGCCCCTACGAATCTTAATTACTGTGTCAGCTGGCATGAAATTATTCTACCCTACTTAGTGCTCTATGTGGTACGTGCCCGCTATGTGAAAATTATCTGCCGTAGCAAGTCCAACGGGAGTGCTATGGGTAAATGACACGTCGCGACCATTAGAGGCGGTGCTAAATAGTTGCAAGACATCAGAGCCAGCATCACAGTGCCCACTGATTGAGTACTGGTCGTTGCCAGAAATGTCATGTAGGCAGCCGTCGCGAACTATGAAGGCGTGCTCGCTTGCAAAGGGTAGGGTCAGGTAATACTGACCGCTACCAAAGCTAGTGATGTTGTCAAAGTCCACATGAATCTGAAAATGGCACAGCGGCCCGAACTTAACGTAGCTTCCGGTAATTAAAGGGTCGCCGCTAAAGGTCGGCTGGGTTCCGTCTGTGCCGCCCAATGGCTGGTAATCAATATCTCCGCTGTCAGCGTCAAGGTCGCCAACCTTAATCTTGTGGGAGTCCCTACCATCATGACGGTGACTTCCAGGGCTAGCCTGAAAAGCTTCTGGGCCTAGTGTATGATGTATAGCAGTAATGCCACTATCTACATCTGTTACCAGCGGCTCGCTGACTTGCTGCAGGTCTCGGTCTTTGGGTAGTATTGGCATACCACAACTTTAGCAGAGGAGACCATGAGTAAGGCTAAAGCAATAGGTACTAAAGCAGAAACAGCTGTACGCAATTACTTGCTGTCTTTCGGCTACTCAGAGCTAGATGCTCACAGGAACGTGCTCACTGGAGCAGACGACCAAGGTGACGTCTGGCTAAGAGAAGCCACGAGAGGGCTGATTGTCTTTGAGGTCAAAGGCGGTCAGATGGCCAAGAACGCCAGCTACGAACAATGTGTTAAATGGCTCGAAGAAGCCGAGAGGGAGAGAAGTAATGCTCAAGCCGCTTTTGGCTTTCTTGTTACTCAGCGGGCTGGTGTGGGGTACCCACGTGCTGGCGAATGGTGGGCGTATGCCAGACTGGATGACATACTCCGTCTATGCCATGGTGGTGCTGGTCTTTACCCCTATGTCGTTAGGCTTACTCTTAGGGAGCTAGTAGAACTAATTAATGGCTAGGCAAAAGCAGATAAACCCAGCCGAGGTTCTGTACCGAATGTCGGAGCAGATTCGCACGACGTCAATCATGCCTAACCTAAACAGGTACAAGCCACACCAGAAGCAAGAAGACTTTGCAAAAGACCAGCACAAGCACCGCCTTTACATTGGCGGTAACCGTTCTGGTAAGACAGTTGCTGGGGTGGTGGAGGATATCCGCTACCTAAAAGGCGAGCACCCACACCGCAAAGTTCCAGAGGTACCAGTGCGTGGGCGTGTCGTCGGCGTTGACTTTGCCTCTGGTATCGACAAAATTCTTCTGCCTCAGTTTGCTCAGTGGATGCCCAAAAGCCTGCTAGTTAATGGTTCATGGGAAGACAGCTATAGCAAAGAGCGAAGAGTCCTCAAGCTTGAGAACGGCTCCTTCGTCGAGTTTATGTCCTACGACCAGGACTTGCAGAAGTTCGCTGGAACCTCTAGGCACTTTGTCCACTTCGACGAGGAGCCGCCAGAATTAGTGTACGACGAATGCCGTGCTCGTCTAGTTGACACAAACGGAGATTGGTGGATGACGCTGACTCCAGTTGAGGGCATGGAGTACATCTACGAGCAGGTCTATCTGCCTGGCAAGGAAGGTCACCCTCAGTTCGGCGTGACCGAAGTTGAGATGTCGGACAACCCCTACCTAGAGCGTGAAGCCATTGAGGATTACCTATCCTCTCTGACTCCAGAGCAGCGAGCTATCCGTGAAAAGGGCCAGTTCATTCAGGTAGGTGGTGCAGTCTTCAAGGAGTTCAATCAGCTCACGCACACCATCCCCCCTGAGAAATTTAAGCTCTCCCGAAAGCACAGAATTTATGTCAGCGTTGATTACGGCTGGCGAGACCCCACTGCAATCTTGTGGCACGCCGTTGCACCTGATGGATACATCGTTACCTTTGCTGAGCACTACCAGTCCCAAATGACCATTGCTGAGCACGCTGAGGTCTTTCACCGAAAGAACAAAGAGCTAGGTGTAGAGCCCTATCTGGTTGTAGGCGACCCTGCTCTTTCGCAGACAAGCGGCGTAAAAGGCACAAGCTATCAGCAGGAGTTCAACCTTCACGGAATGAATATCATAATTGACATCATTCCTAGACAAATAGGTGTAGGTTTGAACAAGATGCAGCAATACATGAAGCCGAATCCAGACACGGGCAGACCGTGGTGGCAGGTAACTGACGACTGTCCTAACCTGATTTCCGAGCTTTCTAAACTTAAATACAAGCGGCGTGCCAACAGGCAACAGGAGTTCACACTAAACAAACTAGAGGAGATACAAGATAAGGACAATCACGCTTTCGATTCGTCGAGATACTTTTTCACACTAATGGATGACTTAACTCCAGAAACAATCAAGGGATTAAAGGAGAGGCTTATGGACTTTGATGATACGCCTCCGATTGCTCAGTTCGATAATCGAAAAGACCCTGGATATTCGGGCTGGAAGTTTCGGTCATCCTCCGATGATGCTGTAGGATGGGAATAATGGCTAGAACATTTAGACTAGTAGAGCGAGGGCAATATGCCCCGCATCGCTGTATTGTCACGGGAGTTACGGGTAAGCCCGACGCTCCGCTAATTGACTTGGGTGCTGAAGCTGAGTATTACGGAAGAGTATATTTAAGCTACGGCATTCTTGCGGCGCTCGCAGACCAGATGGGTTTTGCAACGCCGGATGTAGCAAATGCGCTACGCACAGAAAACGAACAACTCAAAAAGAGACTAGACCGCATACCCGCGGTGACGGAAAGGCTTGTAAATGACATTAGAGACATCTCTATTAGCGTTACTGCTGACCTTCTTAGTGAGCCTACCCCTGTCGTTCTGGCTAATGACGAAAAGCCTGAACAAGGCAACTCAGGGGCTAATCTCGACTACTTTGGAGACGACCAACCTCTTGAAGACAACAGTGAACCTGCTGTCGTCGAGAGACCCGCTAGCGTTCCAACAGATAATGGCGGCAAGCGGAGTACCAACAGCACCAAACCCAGAGCAAGCAGTTCTGGTAAACGATAACTATCCTGAGGTAGATGAAGATGAGTATGATTTCGACGCCGTCCGAAAGGAATATGGCATCCAGTAACGTAGTCGATATCGAGGTTGAAGTCGAAGAGACTGCAAACACTGGGCTACTTGATGACGCTGAGCTAAAGAAGCTTCAGAAGTCTGACAAGGGAAAAAAGCTCGTTGATTATCTAAAGAAGGAATACCAGAAGTCCAAGGACGCCAAGCAGTGGCGTGTTCGCCAGTGGTACATGAACATGTCGTTTGAGCGTGGCAAGCAGTACGTAGCTTGGGACTCAACTAAGAGCGGGCTGTCTCAGCTCCCCCGTGGAGACAAGAACACCCCTCGCATTACTATTAACAAAATCCGTCCTATCGTCAGGACTGAGATTGCAAAGCTGACATCCCAGAAGCCATCGGCTGTCTGTCTGCCAGCATCCAATGATGTAGAAGATGTATTTGCCGCAACTGCAGCGACACAGGTCTGGGACAGTCTTTACGACCGCCTCAGCATAGGACGCACAATGCGCCTAGTGGCCCGTGATATATCTGTTCTTGGTTTGGGATATATGAAGGTCTACTGGGACTCTGGGAAGTATGACGAATGGAGCGACCAAGAAGGTGACGTCTGCGTAGACCACATTTCTCCCTTCAACGTCTTTGTCCCAGACCTGTCAATCGTTGAGCACGAAGACCAGCCATATGTATTGCATGTCTATACAAAGACCATCGAGTGGCTAAAGATGACCTACGGTGACCTTATCCCTAAGGACA